GTGTAAATCTGACTCTTGATATAGTTTCATATTTTCTAGGGGGTTTTTGACCACCTTCTGTAAGTTCTAGGTTATATCTTCTTACTTTCTTCTTTGTATTGTTCAAATGTTTAACGATACCCATAGGTAAATCGCAAATCTCGCCATGAATAAGCTTAATCATTTGAATGGGCTCGCCTGGGTATTTCCTGTAAGCAAAGTCAAGCCAACCACCCTGAGCATCGAGAAACTCAAACATGCCGTTGATGATCTTTTCGTCTTCTTTACGCATTTTCTTCACTAATTCAATGCGCTCTGGCTCTGGCAATGTTTTCTTTGGCTTCTTGTTTATTTCTCTAATTTCCATAAATTCTCACCTTTTGAGTTATGGGCAGGGACGAAATGTCCCCACCCTTTATTATTACGCATTAGTAATTGCATTATTAAAATCGGCTTTGAAAGCCATAACGACCATATTCGCTGAAGCAGCACCAACAACACTCGTCCCAAGGTTCATGACATATTGAGCGCGATTATCAAACGCATCAACAAGGTTTGTTCCTGGAGGACTTTGTGGAATTGTTGCACTTCCGATTACAGTTGCACTAGCCCCTGAAGGTACAACACCAGAACCTGCTGGGAAGCAGACGGCAGGAGAAGCACCACCAGCAAAGTTTGCACTTGTTGGATATGCAAATGCTGTAAAGCCAGATGTGTCGTAATCAAGAACAATTGACGACTCGGTTGCTGAATTGATCGTCTGAAGAACTCTTGCAGCTCCTGGAGGATTCCCAAATGCATCCTGTACGGCTTTTGAAGTTAAATTGCTTAACTGTGTCATGCCATAAGGTGTAGGAATCTGGAAATCAACAAGCTCTCCAGGGGTAAAGTCATTTGGCGAACCAAAATAAACTTTTGCCTGAGTTGCTTGTGTTATGTACAGAACTGGAAGCTCATGAGGATACATAAAGCCTGGATATACTTTTTGGTAGAATCCAGTTGTACCGTTAGCAATTGTCCAACCAGCTGAAGCAGCTGTAGCAGCCATGCCAAGAGTAATGCTTACTCCAGCAGAAACCGCAGTAACTTTGAATAAGATACCGCTAATTTCATGGGCGCTTACAACGTTTATGAGTCTGACAAGGTCTCCAACATTAATACCTGTTGTAGTACCTGTAGAAACAACAAATGTTGTTCCGTTAACTGCTGTAATAGCTACTTTGGCATAAGTAGGAGGACGTGTTTGATCAATAAATGTAAAACCACCAGACGTACCAACATTGCTTGAAAGAATATTTGTTGTGATGGCTTGGTCCAAGGAAATAAACGAACCTTGCGCCATACCGCTAAACCATTCTGATTCAATACTTGTTACGGCTGTTGTATCGCCAAAATCAGACAAGTTTTTTACAAAGACCCAATCGGGTCTGTCTGTCATAGGAATATTTACCGCTACAGGAGTAGCTGGATTGGTGTAATTCCATTTACCAATAAATGAATAAGGCAAAGCCATAATAATACCTCCTTAAATACCTGTAGAACGTAGGTTCTGGATCCAGAGGTCATTAGTGATGCATTGGCCTTGGTAGAACGAGCATCCTGCAGTATGTCTTAACATACATGGGTCGTTGTTGTATCCTGGGGGCAGATAGATAAAGCGTGCTTTTCCACCTGCTTGCCAAACAACCTTATACGCTTCTTTCGCAGCTACGAAGCAGTTAGCTATGTCATTCCCAAGCAATGAAGCATTGGGGGTTACAGAACCTTGCTCGGATACGAAGAAACGCACGTTATTAGCTCCTCCTATCTCTGTAGACAATGTCTGAGAAATATTTGGATATTGGAACTTTTTGATGAATCCAGTCATGTTATAGAACACTGGAATCATACGAGTAGTTGCCATGCATCCATATGCGTCACCAATTGGGCTTGTTCCAAAGCGCAATTCTGCTTCTACGATGTTGGTGATGTACTCGCCAGAATTGTTCTGTAGTACTGTAAAGACGTCATCCACATCGGAGATTGTCATCTCAGTAGGTATGTCGCCATTTGTTCCACCAACGCTATTAATGATAGAAGCGGAAGATTCCAAATTGTCTCTTTGGAGTGCGTCTTGAGTTTCTCTCAAAGACTGTCCTAAACGGGCTGCTGCACTATTTAGCACTGGATCTTCGTTCGTAATGGTAACCTGACGCGTTAACACAATATAAGTTGCGTAAACACGTACACGGCAATCCACGTCAACACGGTTAAGTTGCTGAGGTGGTGGGTTGTTTTGGGCATCGTCAAGAGGCACTTCGAATAGATCAAGTCTATCGTATCGGCTCTGACGGTCAATAAAGCCTTGATTGTCCGGCAACTCTACAGGTGTAGCAAACAACTGGTGAATCAAGTTGTGCTCTGGAGTTGACAGCAATTTGGCATTATATCGCTGCTGAATCTGTGGAGGCAGCGTGCTAATTGATACTGTCATGTCATTCCCTTTGGGCTATTAGCCCATTTCGGGAACCGAACTGGCTAGGGCTGCATATCCATGCATCTCACGATAAAGATCTTTCTTCATGGCATCGGTAAGCTTGAATGCCTGGGCAATAGGCCTCTTATCAAAAGCCATGGGAGAAGTGATTGCTTTCTCTGACTTAGTGATAGCTTTGTCTATTTCCTTTTCTCTTCTAGCCTCTGTTGCCTTCTGGGAAAGTCCCATAGCTTTGATGTATTTGTAGCTTTGGACTCCGATTTTGTAAGGATCTTTTAAATCCGCAATCGTCGCCGCCAATTCCGGTTCCTTTTCTTCTAAAATAGATAAAGTTTCTGGATTGACGACCTCGGCGAAGTCTGAATATTGACGATTCAAGCGGTCTAAGAATTGAGAGTCATTTTGCTTTTTGAAGTAGGTTTCTACTTCTCTTTTAGCAATCTGCTCGGCGTACTTCTGAGCCTTTTTCTCAACAAGCTTTTCAACTTTGCCTTTAGGAATAAACTCATCAGCGCCAATACTTTCAAATTCGTCGACTTCGGCTTGTGCTGCAGGTGCTGAATTTGCAATTTGATTTTGCATCATTTGCATCTGCATTTCGCGCATTTGCTTCAGTTCTTTTTCGAGTTCGGCATTCTTAAGACGCATCGCCTTCAAGTGCTGGTTATTCACTGGCTCTTGAGTGTTTTGCACCTCTTTAACTTCATGGCTTTGGGTTTGTTCTTGAGTTGCTACCTCTTGGACTTCGCTATTTTGAACTTCTTCAGTCATGAATTTCCTTTTGTTGTTGAGTGGTTGGCTAACCCCACGTTTTACGCCGATGCGATAGGCTAATTCGCTTTTTGTACGCCTTTCTTGACTTTGTATAATAAAATTATTATAAGTCTATTAAAAAGTGAGCGTTATGATTTGTGGTAATTGCAAAATCGATAGATTAGTTACCGACTTTATTAAAAATCAGAAATATTGTTATAGGTGTGAATATCGGAAAAAACTGATTTTTCATCCGGAAAAGAAAACACCAGAAAAGCATATTTGCAGGAGTTGCAAAAAAGAGATTGTACATGTTGAAAATGCCAAGAAGAGGCAAAGAACAGTGTTTTGCTCTCTAGAATGTGCACAAGATGGGCATAAAATATTAACAAACAATCACTGGACAAGACAATTGCGTAACCGCATACCGTGGCAACCTAAAGGGATAAGAGAATGGAATATAAATCAAACTTAGATCCTTCACGAAATACTGTAGGATCAATCTACCGAGATGCTCAGATTCACGGTGAAACAGGCGTTGTTATCGGCGATGTCAACCATGAGATAAAGAAAGACTTGGTGAAAGACATAAACGAGGCTATTGAAGAGGGCGAAAAGGCCATGGAAGGCAAGCCGTTTTATTTGGCCATATATGAGAAATATGACTTAATGCTTAAGAAAGGCTTGGTGAGAATACGCAAGATAACGAAATATAGGCCATACCCGGAGCAAGATAGCATGGTATTTCATGTTTATCCTGGCGGCATGGTTTATTTCTGCTGGGAATTGCCACATAGAACGCAAATGCTTAATATTCTCATGAATCCAGGGCTTTATGATAGCAAACAAGTTGAGATGATTAAAAGATGGGAAAACCTGCAATTGGAGCATTTTGGCTTTACTAAAGACGAGAATGGCAATTGGGTTGAAAATAAGTTATATCGAGGTGATTTCTTGTTAGGTAGTCAAGATGGCGAAAAGCAAGTTAAGATTCTAATGGCATAACTTTGCCATCATATGAAGTAGATCCATTTAGCCAAGAACCCCAACGTCTAAGATAGACCATTTTTTCGTACATTGGATCTAACCCCAAACTCCACATTTTGTTACTATCACGAAGTAAGGTTTCATGCTCTTCTCGTCCTTTAACATTTACCCACTTAGTTTCAAGTTTTTCTGGTGGTAAATCTAGATAGTCATTTGACAATGGAATAGGTTCGCCATTCAAATGGCTTACGCGATATTTTATATTATTTAACATTCCGATGGCTTAAATTATTTTAATCCCATTAAGATTTTGAACGCTTCTTTCGCTTGCTGAGGAACCACGGCATTGCCCAAGGCTCGAGCTCGGTCCAATTCAAATTCATTCCCATAAGCCATTCCAAGAATAGGACATTTATTTTCTGACCAATAAATTCTGGGCATTTCTCCCCTATCTTGTCCTGAAGATCGTAACCGTGTAACCCTAATCGTCTCGTCAACGAAGGCTTGCGAATAGGCTTCCCTGCTTGACTCGCTGTTATTGTAGGCCAGCATGAACCATCTATCTCTTTTATGCGGGGCTCTACAACTTGCGGCAGAAAAGCAACACCAACGGCAGTCCATCCCCATCTTGTTAAATTCTTTAATGATTTCACTTCCACCGATTTTGATGACATTGGAAACATTTTCAAGGAATACGAACTGGGGTTTAATTTCGTTAACCAATCTCGTGAGAAGGAAAAACAATCCACTTCGCTCAGCAAATATGCCTTTTTTAGTTCCAGCAATGCTAATGTCCTGGCATGGGAAACCTCCATAAATGATGTCGATCTCGGGCCAATTTCTCCCATCATACGACAGCGATTTGATATCATCCCATATTGGCGCATTAGCGGGTGATCCGTCGGATATACGACTGAGCAAGACTCCTTGACAATAGGGGTCGATTTCGCAATAGGCAATTGGTCTAACCCATTCATTGAGTGCGAGGCTGAGTCCTCCAATGCCGCTAAATAAATCCAAGCCATTTAACATTCCGATCTCTTAAAAGAAAAAGGCCGATCCCATGACAGATCAGCCTAGTATATTTATCAAACGAGGAGGCTTCATAAATATGAATTGAATATACTATTTGTCGTTTATTGCGTCAACGATCATAAGAAGAGCATGTGCTATACCGGCATAATGTTCGGGCATGTAATATACTTCTCCATTGATTGTTACTTTGCATGGTTGGGGAGAAAATCCTCCATCGACTGTCTCTGCTTCTTCAACATTCCATTCATTATCATATTTTTTCATGTTATTACACCTACAATCTATACAGTGTTCGTTACATTTTTCGCATTCACCGCTCATGATCAACCTTGATTTTACCTTGGGCTTCCATGCGCTTGTATAAATCCTTGAAGTTTATCTTTAGAGTGGATAAAACACCGGCATGGAATTCGGCTATTCTTGAGACAAGATAAACGGTGCGTATTAGCCTTATGTTTGTTGCATTATCTTCACCTACAGCATCTTTTACCCAGTCATGATCATTTTCAACGTCGTAAAGGTCAAATAAAGGTATAATATCGCGAAGAAAATCACACATTTGGTCCCGATCCCATTTTTCCAAAAATTCATTGATTTCTTGCTCTAAAGTTTTTTTGTTTCGCACTTGATTTTTTAAGTAAATTGTTAAAAATTGGCATGTGAAGGAATTGCACCTACGACCTCTCCCCATATAAAAACAAGCATGCACATCTTCCTTTATATGGATCATTACGCTCTAACTGCTGAGCTAACATGCCAAGAAAATTCACCTTAGCAAAAAAGGTATTATTTCTTTAAGGGTTTTTTTTGGATATAGGGCATTTTTTGCAACATGGGAGGATTTGCAATAGTACGAACGGTTTTCTTTGGAGATGTGATTTTCTTCATAGTATTATACGTCCTGAGTTCATTTAGTCTAGGAAACTCAGGAAAAACCCCTTGGTTCATCGGGTCATGACTTCCCTTTTACTACACAGCATCTAGCCGCTGACTAGCGAGTCTGTTATTTTAATTCGGAGAACACCCGAAAAAATTATCTCTTGGGCTCATGCTTTGTCAAGGTCATGCCAGCTCGCCTTTCATCAAGATGTCGCATATCATCCAGATATCTTTCCGGCTCTCGTGGAAATGCCATAGAATATTGCTCATCCATGCTGATTGGGCCTCGCTGAATTTCAATATGCCCAGGTCTATCTTTTGATGAAGAAGATTGCTTAGCCATTAAGAGTATCTCCCATGATAAGCTTGCTTTTCTACTGTAGTAGATTCAGTCGCTTGGAACTTATCTTGACGTTCGATATAATCTAGTGTCTTACTAAAGCCTTCTTGTGAGAAATCTTTGCTTGGTTTTTGATAGTCTTTAATTCTTGGAGACATATCCCCTTGATTTAGACCAGCCATAGCCATATCACCGTTTGGCATAGCACCATTTCTTGAACCGGCTGTTCCTTTCTCTCCGGGGCTTTTATACCCGCCTTGTCCTTTTTCGGAACGCCCACCGTAATTTTTAGACATAATAACACCCCTTTTAAAAGTATACTTTTCTTAAACTCGATAATTAAGCAACATTTTGTTTATTTTCAACTACTTCTTTTTCTGGATTTGCTACAGGACTTAGAGCATTGAGCAATTCAACTTGCTTGACAAGATGATCTAGATCTAATCCTCGCAGCTCCTTAAGCGCCTTGACGACATTCAGAAGGCTTGCTGTGTCTTCTTGATGGGCTCGACGTAGTTTATCTTGTGCCACGGCGGTATCAGTTTGTATTTTGGCCACTCGTTCTTGGGCAAGTCCTTCTTGGCTATGGGCATATGCTACCTTGGTCATGTTGTCTACTTGCATTTGCTGCATCTGCAATTCTTCAATCTTTTGTTGCTGTTCCTGCTGCGCCTTCTGCCTTTGCATGATCTTTTCAGTAATCCTATCTTTGTTTTGTATTGTCATGCACTCGACAATTTCATCAGGTGGAACAAGATCAGGATAAAGGGATTGCAAATGAAGAATCTGAGCAAGTTCTAGTTGTTGCTGCGTTTCCGTCAAGGCCGTCTGTATTACCTTGCAGCCATATTTGAAGAATATCTTATTGTCAAACTCGGCCGTTGGTTCTTCCCCAATAACCTGCCTTACTTTTCCATATGTCCAATTCTTTTGGATGTATTCAACTTCAAGCTCACTGCATAAAATCTGCGCTGTATCGGCCTGATCAAATAATCTTTGCAGGTTTCTTGCCGTTGCAACCATACGCATCATAGTAATAATGCCAGCCTTGTCGTCAATGTCCATGCCCATGGCATTTGGGTCTATGCCTGCAATGTTGTAGAAAATGCCCTTTAGCATCTCTTCCATTTGAAGCATGACCGGAGATGGTGGTACAATGGGCATTGCCTGAACATCGTCCATTTGGAAGTCCGGGTCAATGGAAAGGACGCGGCCATGGCCAGAATTCAGCGCGTCTTCGGGAGTAACAAGAGCGCCCTTCTTAACTTTAAGACCTTGCTGCTGAGCGTCGAGTATTTCTAAATTGCTGACTTTTAATCTATTTAGCAAGTATTGGGGATCTCTTAGCATGGTCATGGGAGAATTGAACTTGTAGGCATAATATGGGGTATCTGCCGTAAAGAAGGAAAACAATGGCACTACAGGATATCTATCCAAGCCATATGGGTTAGGCTCATCAACAATAACGCGATCATTAAGAATAATACTTCTACGTACTGTTGGGACCTGTTTCTTAATTGTGGCGAGTTTTCCATTGAAAGCCTGCATTATTTCTTTTAATTGATCTTTTGTTCCTTGGAATTCTTGACATTCTTCCGTTTTTTTATCCACCAGGAACGTAGCTTCTCGATTAGTAAGATACCAATACTCATCAAATGCAATGAGATTGGGAAACTGAATTTGATAGACTTCCGGCATATAGAAAAACTTGTCATCTCGATAGGTGCCTTTTGGTAAAGATAGTATTTGATCTGCAAATTGTGGATATATTAGCGCGGCTTCTTGAGCATCAAAGAAAGTTCTTACCCACCAAAACCTTGCATCAGACATGTCATGCTTGCGGAAATAGGGATCAAAAAGCGTTGCTTTCATGTCAATATAGCGCCATCTAGGATCTGGGCTTACCGGATCTTTCGTTGAGTCACCATACATATACATGAAGCCTAGCCCTTGTATGATGGCGCCTAGCTGGAAAGCTTCACTGAAAGTATTATGAAAACCGCACTTGTGATTATTGTAAAGGCATTTCGTCAGTTGGTCGGCTGTTTTCTGCAAGCCATTATGAACAGGTATAACAGCAGAGCTTTTCCTAGATTGCCTTTGCTGGCCGCTTATCGCTTCGCTGATAGGATTCATAATATTGAAATTCCATATCTTGCGCCTATAAGTTGCAACGCCAGGAAAAATTAAACCCCAAACTTCTTGGTCATTCATGGTGAAGCGTTGGTTTAGGTCGGCTTGATACCATTGGGTTTGTAGTATGTTGATGCTATCAGAGTAATTCTTTTCCATGCCTTGACGCAAAGAAATGTTTAAAGAGTCTTCGGGCCAAAAAATTGGGTCATTATTGCGCATTTTCCACCGTAGATATTTATTGACTTTATCTTGTGGAATATATTTTATTATGTGCAAGAAGGATAATAAGATATGGACTATTCAAATGTGCCGCAAGATGACTTGCTCGATGTCTTGGAAATGACTAGGAAAATAGAAATCTTCATGGCTAAAACTCTCGATCAGGTTGACGCAACGCTCGCCATGTCTGCCGTCATGAATGCAACAATAAATTGCATCTTATCACAATGCACCACCATGGATGAGGTCTTGTTCTATAGACGCATATTATCGGAGTTTTTCGATACTTCGATAAGAACGATAAGAATTCAAGGATTGTGATTCGGCAAATCAGAAGCCCAAATATCTATTAACTTATCATAAATATTTTTAGCTTCTGCATCAGTTTCAAGATCAATTGACATGCTATTTCCTTGAAATGCCATTGTGATTCTTTTTTCATCCAAAGTAATCATGGTTACATGCTCAAGATTGATAGCCGTAGGTTTACTTCCTACGATATGAAATATGTCACGCTTTGATTTTCTTTCTGTTGTAATAATATTTTCATTCATCGGATTTACCTAAAAGTTTGATTATTAAATGCATTAAATTTTCTTGTCTTTGCTGACTAGCCAGTATATTAGATAATTCATAACGCATCAGTTTTATGATATCGCAAATATCGCCTTCATGATCTTCATCATCATCATTTCTTTTGCCTTCGAGAAGCTCAACAATTCTCTTTGTGTTATATTCAATGTTCCATAGAACGGTTTGTGGTGTTGTCATAATCCGTAATACCTATTTACTGCTTTTTGATCGTCTTCTGGCCCTTTGTCATCACGCTTTTCAAGCGCCTTTAATCCTACCGCCAAATACCTAAATGCATCCGCGGCATGGCTATGCTCATCATGTAAAGGTGTGTTCTTATAACAACCCAAGCGATCGTCCCATACTTTTTTGTAAGCTTCAAGATGTCCAAATCCTTTACTACAGCGCCCTTCATCGAAAACACACCTTGATAGCATACTCCTGACGGTTTGAATGCCTTCCAATTTGTCACACTCCTTGATGTCCAATACAATGAACTTACCTTCGAGGAGCGGGACAACATAGTCAAGATACTGTGTCTTAGAACCAATGTCTCTTTTTCTTGCATCATGAGGGAAGATATGACGTCCAAATCTCGCATATTTTTGTTTGTTAAGCCAGTCGCAATAATGCGCTGCTCCTTCATCCCAGTTTTCATAATAGTTTATTATGCTTATTCGTCCTCCGCGAGCCACTTGAAAAACCCAAATAGCCGTGAAATCATCCAAGCCAATATCCCAAGTAGTATGAACAGGCAAACTATCATCATAGGGAACAATACCCAGAGCTCCTGTAGATCTGAGTTTTGCAAGCTGTTGACCATAATAAAGCCCTTCATTTGCGCTTTCAAATGCTTCTCGTGGGTTGCTCGGGTATTCCTGTTTCATCGAGTCGCCCAACATTCTGAGCTTCATTTCATACCAGCGCCGCTGTTCTTCGTCAATTTTTCTTTTTCTTTCTTCTTCAATGCGATCGATGTATTCGTTTGTTTCTTTGCTCACGATTATTCCTTCATCTCTTGCTCGGTAACTTGGCTCATCAAACCAGGGAAAAAAGAAGAAACGCTGTTGCATTGGGGACAAGTTATGTCCAGCCTGTGATAATGCTTCGGCTTGTTTGGCGAAGTCGTAGAAATATCCCTCTCGCCCTTCAGCTGTAGACTCAATGGCGATAATTTGATCTGCTGACACAGTGTTAAGAGATCCAGTAACAATTTCCTTTGCGACGTCTGGAGATTTAGCGCATATCTTGCCAAACTCGGAGACAAGAAGTCGTTGATAGGTTCCAGATCTAAATCCCGTAGACACTCGATAACTAGATCCATTCTCGAAAGCCAATTCTCCAGAGCGGTCATTTGTAGCTGAATTAAATGTTCTTGTCCATTTTGGCATTCTGTCATAAGCGTATTTAACCTTTTTTTTGAATATATCTTCAGCATCTTCTTTTCTATGGGCAATAATACCCGCATTGGTATTAGGATGCCAAAAACAATCGTCTAAGAAATTAATTGAGAAATAAGTCGTTACACCCAATTGCCTAGCTTTAAGCACAAGCATTTGATGCCATTCTTTCTCATGAAGTTGTATTTGCGCCCAATTTAGATTGAAAAGGATTTCATTACCGGACTTGTCTGTAATGTAATAGAAATGTGTTAGACGATAAAACTTGCTGTCAAGTTGTTCTTGCGTTGGTATGTATTCATTAGGCATTATTTACTTGTGCATTTTCTTTAATGTTTCAGCCAAAACCGCTCTTTTTCGCGTGGTAGGATTCTTGCTATGCTCAGCCTTTTTAAGCTTGCTTTCTGGAATCTTCTTGCCTTCAGGAACGCCTAAAGACTTATGCAATGCGCCTTTATGCTTTATAGCACCTTGTATCCATTTTTCTTTAGCCATAATTAATCCTTACTTTTTGCTATGAAATGTATGTAAATATCTCCGCATTTTAACTTGCCATATTCATCATGTAAAACTTGGGCATTTTCATAATATTGGTATCTTGGAGTCCAGCCAATCAACGAAGTCAATTCGAAAACTTTATCCTGATCTTCTATGTTATATTCTACAAACAAATCTTCAGAGTGTGTAAGCATTCTTGCAATGTTGGCATCTCGTCACTATGAAACCTCCTCCAAATTTATTTCACAATTAATCATGTCCCGAATATATTCTGCAAGTTTTATACGCTCATCATGAGGATTAGATTCATGTTTAACAATCTCACGGCAATAATCATCAATATCACACAATAGCCGATACATTTTAGAGGCATTAACAACCAAAAAAATTTCGTCTGAATGTTCTGGAAGGTAAAATTTGAATGTTACTTCAGAGGATTTGCTTTCATCCATTAGCTAGGAAACTTCCTGTTTCTATTGATGCTCTCAAGCACTTTTTGCTTTTCTTCTTCAACGGCTTTTGCTTCGCTCTTCAATGCCGATGCTCTTCTGGCTGCTTCTGCATCCATGTCAGCATCTTCGCTTTCTTTAAGATCGCCAAAGTAAACTCTCTGCCATCTTTGAGATATTCCGTCACGAACATTTGAATTTTTATCAACATACTTAAGTCCCACAATTTTAAGCGCTTGCTCATAATAGGGAACAAACTCTGGACGTTGTATGAAGGTCTTCCATTCATTATAAGTGAAACCTTTTTCAATGGTATACCATTCGCAAAGATGTAAAATATCTTTTTTATTAACAGTTACGAAGGAAACCATTTCATTTCCCAATTCAATCATTTCATCTTCAGAAAAAGAAACTGTTCTCGGTCTGCCACCTGCCATATTCATGCCTATATTGTTGTTTTCAATTTATGAATCGCAATAAATTCACACAAGAATAAATTTAATCAATGTTTAACTTGCATTCAATATGATATTATGTTATATTTATATCATCAAAGCAAACAAGTCTCGCTGGTGACCGTCCAACAAAACGGCAGTTTGTAGCAGTTAGCAGAGATGAAAACAAAAGAGAGAAAATATGAAAGAAAAGAAGTTTTTTGCAATGCGTATTGATGTTGCATTGCATTACAAAATAAAAACACAAGCCTTGAAGGAAAAGAAATCCATGCAAGAATGGATTGAAAAATGCTTAACAGACAAAATGACCGAAATAACCGGCCGCGATCTTATTGAATCTCTAAATGGATTTTAATAGTTATCGTTTCGGGATTGCCTTCGAAATTCTTTTTCGCCTCTTGGATACAATTCAAAACAATTGGATCGTCTTCTTGGGGCGAATAGGTTTCATAAATCAAAAACTTTTGCCGGTATGTCCTATCGGCATCTTTTAAAATCACTGTTAATTCTGTCATGATGCCACCTTAGCTAAAATTGTCCCTTCTTCAACAACCATGAATTTCTCTTTTTCATGCTCTATTTCAGCCCCGGAATATTTGTCTAAATAGATAATATCCCCGGCCTTAACTTTCGTCACTTCATCGCCAATGGCAATAATATAAAATTGTGTTGGCTTCAAACCGCTAACCAACAAAGTACCGTGCTTAACTTCAACTGGCTTAACAATTATCTTTTTCCCCAATGGCTGTAACATATTTATCCCTCGGCTTGCATCGTTTTATCGGAAATTTAACTTACCTTTGCAAATAAAATCCACAATATGTACCATATACAATATGTAAAATTAACACAAGGAACATATGAGTTATTTTTTGATATATCGTTTGGAACGCGGCATAAAGATACAAAATTTCAATGAAGAAGGATTAATAAGCCATCTTGAGCAATATTTTTCCGATCATGAAGTAGAATTCTTGCTTAATATTCCTAAGGACATTCAAGAAATAAGATTCAATCAGGCAATTGTCATTTGTGGCGAGATTACAAAGCCAAAACCAATAACATTAGTAAAAACATATTCACTAAATTGAGTAAAGACATGAGACAGATAGATTTTTTTTTAGGCGAGAAATCGGAATTAGAATATCTTAAAGACGATTTCAAAGAAGTTAGGCAATCCAATGATAAAGTACGCAAAAGCCTTTTTGCACGCCATGCGGAATTGGCGCGCATGTACCTTGAACTCGTTCAACGCATGGAAATAATAGAAAGAAATATTTGTCGAGAAAAACCATTATGAATGCGTGGTGAGGATCAGGCCCGTGATTTTAAGTTAACTCCTTTTTTTTCATGGGCAAGCCGGTTCGAGGCCGGCCGCATTCAAACACTAACTAAAAGGTATTTTATGGATAAAGATAAGTTTGAACATATACTTGAAAACTTACAAGCTTTGATTGATATAGGAAAAATTATAAAAGATGATCTTGATGAAGAGAAAGAAGAAGATGAATTCTTAAAATCTTTGCATAATGACTACAACGATTTTTTTATCTGGGCTTTTGGCTTATCACAAAACGAAAGCGATAATAAAAAAAAATATCTCAAAGCTAATTTAAAAATGCGATGGGAAAAACTACACCCCGAACATATGTTACCACGAGTTTTGCAATCAGAATACGTTTTAAATCCGGCCTTAAATACAGTTTGCCTTTTCATGGACGCTTACCCTATCTTCTTGGAAGAAAGAGAAACTTAAAAAGTAAATTCTATTTTCACGCCATATTGTGAAGACTTTTCTTGCCCATAGGTAAAGCTGAACCTGTCATCGGCATCGGCTTTACCTGGCCTAAAATCCCCCGACAAAATAGCGCAGCACGCATCAACGATATATTTCAAAGATCCCGGCAAATTGTCGTGCTTATCCAGCGTGCCGGGCGCATATCGCGTCAAATGCATATGGCACGGCAGCGGAATTTTCCCCCGAATCGGTTTCAGCACCAGAGAAACAGTGTCCTTTTGCATTTGATGCCTATCGGCCTTCTTTCTCCAATGCTGACTGCAATTCAATTCGCTAACGGTCTTGATTGGAAGTGTTACTATGGCTCTTCCCTCTAAAACCTCAGAATTTAGCGTTATTTTGGTTTTTAAGCTCTTTTTTACCTTGGGAGCTGTGTTGATATTACCCAACCTATTTTGCTCGCTTTTTGTCACCTTAACGTTCGAAATTTGGGCATTCTGATTTTGGGATCCAAACTCAAAATGGCAATTGATCGCAACTTTTCGCAACCCCCGTCGCCGACGCGCCCTTTTCCCAGCCGCGATTTTCCAGGAAATGGTGAATATCATCCCGGAGGAAGTTGGAATCCGGGGCATAGGCCTTGAGGTATTTCTTCTCGCCTCGGTGTGTAACAGCCGCTGACATGACATCCCAGAACATGCCGCCATTCTTCATTTTCTTGCGCAAATACGTCACTCGATGTTTGCCCTCTAGGCATATTGTACACGACTCCGCAATGTACTGATCTTCCGGGTAGCTGTCATGAGATACAAAATCAAATGCTGCCATAATTTTCTCCTTATATTTTTGATTATATTCTATTTCTCATTTACCTGTGAAGGCAAAAATTCACCCATGTTTTTTGTTTTCAATAGCTTCAAAACCTCTTCTTTGAATGCGCCATTTGAGAATGAAATGAAAGATGTTGGTGCAGAACCTGCTCTAGTATGGAAGAGAAGTCCTTTATCATCTTTTTTTATATCATGATGAACTACGCACATCCATCCAGAACTACCGTTAAGGTATTTATCTTCTAATTTCTTACCCAATAATTCATTTGTAGAATAGTCAGAAAATGTTTTTTGTTTCGGCGTCTGCAAGTCTTTCATAACCCGTTCGATCACCCAACCGCCTGCCTTCATTGTGTGAAAATCTGACTTGTACTGCTTTCCCGTGCTGCCCTTGTACGAGTCGAGCGCGTCGAGCATTCGATCGAGAAAGTCTTTGCCGTGCTTGGCGAGAAGTGAATCAAATTCGGTTTGGGTCAATTGCACGTTTTCCCGGAATTTGGTTTTTTGAAAAGAAGGGGTTTGGGGTTGTATTTCTTTTTCTTCTTCTTTCTTCTTCTTTCTTGTTTGTCGTCTCTCGGTCGTCTCTCGGTCGGCGATTCGGTCGTCTTTTGATTCTGGATTTATATCCCAAATCCTTGAGTCTAAGATCTGTACGAGTGTACTTCCAGTCGTCGTTCCGGTCGTCGATTTTTGACGTGTTCTATTTGTTTCAATTATTTTAATATAACTTCGTTGAACAAGAATCAATTTTGCGGTTCGGTATTGTCGTTCAGTTAAATTATACTTAGTCCAATTTTGAAGATGGCATTGTCCTATGATTAAACCATCAGGATGGCCATTATAACGGCGAGAAGTATTAGCGATATGAGCAAGCAATCGAAAAGCATTTGGTTTATTATGTAGAAGCCAAAATGCTTCTTCGGAAGGTATGAACTTAATGAATCTTTCATTCATAAAGAAAACCTTCTTTTAACAAAGTTATTTCGATAATGGGCTTCATGTGAGATTCTCTTTTAATCGAGATGAAACCTTTCTGTTCAAGAAGAGGTAAAATTTTTCTGATTTGTTCTTTTTTTAATACTATTTTCGACCCAACTATTTTCAGGTCTGAGGGATAATATGAGAATGTTTTAGAATTATCTTGTTCCGCTTTGAGATGAAAATAACTCAATAATAAAAAAGCATTTGTTCGATAGAAAAAAAGAGAAAGATAATAATCGTATTTATACATAACACTCCCTAAACTTATTGCGTCTTAATTCCGGGAGTGTTACTATGTTGATAGTTGTTTTAACATAGAGGCTCTCCCAAGCCATTCTATAAATACCCAGACCGCAAATCTGGGTATTTTCATTTAATAAGCTATCACAAACTGCGTATCTAATACAATTATTATTCATTCAAATCTGTCCCTGAGATGTCTATCTGGAAATTATCATCAACTTCAATGAAGTTTATGAGATTTAGAAACATCAGTGGGGCTAACAGATTCCTAAACATAGTAGGAGACATAAGATAATCTTTGCGAACATCTCTTTTTTCTTGAATGACGCGACTGTATTTATCTTTCTTTTTCCAAAGCTGTATATATATGAAGGCACATCTTGGACAATTTTTAAGAACACGTGTAAAATACTTCTGGGGCGGGTAATCATTATAGTCTTTCATAGTCCTCGCTAAAATGGTTGTTTATTTAACGGGGAAAAGATACAATAATCCGCAAGAATGTTGGCTTTCCCCGATATTTACTGGTGAGCTAGATAATCCGGTAAACCTCCCGGTTTGTTGGCGTTTTTGATAGTAGTGTTCTATTCTCAGGAGCATCTAATTGGCGTTAGGTGCTCCAATTTCATAATATTTATCAAATTTTAATTGCAACAAGATTTCTTTTTCTATACCTTCCCTTTGGGGTTAAAATAAAAGGAGGGTATATGAAAGAACTTTGGAAAGAACTTAAGAGCGGCTTTACAGAATGTCCTGAATTCCGCTACTTTATTGCCTTGTTCATTTTGGTTTTGCTTTTCGTCTTTGGATCTATAATCTCTGTATCATCCAAGTGATCCATCCAGTCATAGACCGTTACAGCTCCACGCGTGTAGCGTTCTATTTGATAAGCAACTTTTAGACTAGGAATTAAACCTTTTCTTAAGATTTCATGAAGCGTGGAAGTGCTGACACCTATTTTATCAGCAACTCCACGCTGTTTTTTATCATTGTTTTTAATCCATTCGGCGAACTTATTCATGGAGAATCTCTATCTTTTTTATGTTTATGTTGACGAAAAATGCGTAAATGCGATACAGTAAAAAGCATACCAATTAAACGGGTATTTAATCAACAGGAGAATAAACACTATGCAAGACAAAACAATAAACGAGGCAATCGCCAATATTTCCTCGACATCAGCGGCCCTAGAGAAATTCTGCAACGATCCAAAGAACTACAATTCCATTGGTTCGCAATTGCTGGAGCAAATGAGTTACGAACTTCATAGGCAAGCTCAAGACTTAAAAGAACTGCAATATATTTATGGGGTATAGCATGAATACAACCCATCTATATTTAGAAGAACAAATAGAAGAAGATTTCGACGCTGTTTTGCGTCACGATGAATATGACATGTATTTGCATCAGCAGGAGTGCTCCTGTATGCGATGCATGAATTGCTTGGGGTTATCCTGGCGCGATTTCATGTAATAAGAAAACTAGGGGAGTAGGAATGCTCCCCTAGAAACTAAAACCAATAACCAAAAACACACAACGCCATACTATCAAAAACAAACTTTAAAGGAATATAATTCTATGTCACAGTCAGAAATCATTAATGAGCTTGCCGCAGCTTTATCAAAAGCACAAGGCGAAATGCAAGCAGCCATCAAAGATAAAGTTAATCCATTCTTCAAAAGCTCTTATGCCGATTTGGGCAGCGTCTGGGATGCAGCCCGGCCTGTGCTAAGCAAATACGGCCTTTGCATCATGCAGACAACGGAAATGACGGCCGATGGAAGCAAAATTGTCATGGTAACGACATTAGCGCATACATCGGGCCAGTGGATGAAGTCGTATCTTCCATTGAATCCTTCAAAGAATGACAGCCAGGGTGTTGGAGCTGCATTGACATATCTCAGGAGATATTCCCTTTCCGCTATCGTGGGCGTTGTTTGCGATGAAGACGACGACGGAGAAACAGCCGTTGGACGTGGAAGGCAAAGTCAAAACAGTAATCAACAGCAAGCGACACAAGAAAAGCCTATTGAGCGCATAGGAAAAGCCGAGGTCGTGGCCTTGTCAACACTAATAAGCAATTTAGACGAGGATAGCAACAAATCCTTTCGAGCCTGGATCAAGAAGACATTCAACGCCGAGTCTATACAGGATATTCCTAAAGCGTGCTTTGAGAATTGCATGGTTAATCTCAATGCTAAAATTAAGTTTCTAAAAGACCAAGACGCGAGGGCCATAGCATAATGAAAATTATAAATCTTCCTCAAGGTTCCCCTGAGTGGCTGTCTTGGAGAAAGACAGTCATTACAGCTACTGACTGCTCTTGCATCATGGGCAATAACCCCTGGACAACAGCATATCAATGTTGGCAAAGAAAGCTTGGATTAGTCGAAGAATTTAAGTCGAATGAAGCCATGGAGCGCGGTAAGCGCCTAGAGCCAGAAGCCCGGGCGCAATTCATTGAACGCTATGGCATAGAGATGACCCCTATGGTTGTAGAAAGCTCGGAATTTGATTTTTTAGGGGCTTCCCTTGATGGCATTTCGCAAGATGGCAAGTATATCCTAGAGATCAAATGTGGTGGTTCAAAACTGCATGATTCAGCATCTAAAGGAGAAATACCAATATACTATCTAGACCAGATTCATCACCAACTACTGGTCACTGGGGCTGAAAAATGTTTCTACTATAGTTATAACGGTAGTGATGGCATATGTATAGAAGTACTTCCATTTCCTGAATATAGAACGGTTTTCTTACCCAAGGCGCGCGAATTCTTACGCTGCGTAGCCTTTAACGAACCGCCGCCATTACAAGACTCAGACTATAAAGACATGTCAAACGAACCCCTATGGGAAGTTAATTCGCAGGCATACATTGAAGTATCTGCAAGAATAAAAGCTCTTGAAGAATTAAAAGAAAAATATAGGAAAAAACTTATTGAGTTAAGTGAGGATCAAAACTGTCAAGGAGATGGCATTAAGGTGATAAAAACTGTCATGAAGGGCCGTGTTTCCTATGATGAGATACCGGAGCTTAAAGACATTGATCTTGAGAAATACAGGAAACCAAGTTCGGCATCATGGAAAATCTTGACAGATGTTAAATAAGAAAAAATCCGATAGACTTAAAAAATCTATCGGATAACTAGGTCCATGAAAAAATTACTTCCCAGCTAAGAGTGCATAACTCCTAACAATTTTATACTAAAATTTCTTCAACTTTGTCGTCAATATCTTTTTCTTTGTGCTTTTTCTTTGCAAATTTTGATTTGAGAACTGGATCTGTTGTTTGATTCTCATCAATAAGATCGCTTGATTCCCCGTGTGTATCCAAATTTTGAAAGCTGATTGAACATGATGTTAAAGTTAAAGATAAAAATAGTGTTAAAATTCTCATGTTTTTTCCTTTTTTATGGTAGAGATTTCAGGCATTCAACGTTAATGCTTGCAATCGTAATTGGGAATACTGATCCGGTAACGGATGGATTTAAGTTTACTGAACTAACGGATGTGTTTCTTAATCTAACCATGTCACCGGCTTTAACTTCTATGATAACGTCTCCGGTGCTATGACAAGCATCATCACCAGGAGCTTGGGTAAAACCGGAATAAATCGATCCAGGAACCAAGACACCATTGAGCCAAAATCCAAATGACCATGAAGGAACTGGATTAGGAACAGGAGGAGTAATACGTGCTTGTAGTTGCCAGGCCAAATGATATATCCCATGCTTAAGGAATTTGATATCTCCGCTGATGTTAGCCATTGTCAGGTCAAAATCACCTGCAGAGACGCTATTTACGGCATCAAATTTTACCGTGTCAGTGCCGGATAAATAAGCACCGATTACTTGGGCAACTGTTGCATAAGTATTAAGATAACGCTCGCAACCGCAAGATTCGCAATCTTTACCATTTGGTCCCTGAATACCGGGAACACCTTGTGGCCCCATTGGCCCCATTGGCCCTTGTGGTCCTTGTGGTCCTTGTGCTCCATTTTGTCCGATTTGTCCTTGTGGCCCCATTGGACCGGGAGGACCATCATTACCTTGAGGACCTTGAGGTCCGGCAGCACCATTTTGGCCAGATGGACCTTGTGGCCCCATGCCGCCAGGAACACCTTGAAGGCCTTGAGCACCTTGAGCACCAGTTTGACCGGCTGGACCTTGCGGACCAACTAGACCAGGTTTTCCATCCATGCCAGCCGGACCTTGCGGTCCTTGTGGACCTTGAAGTCCTGGTACACCCTGCGGACCTTGAGGGCCAAAGCAACCACAGCAATTTTTATCTCCATTACACATAGTTTACCTCATAATTAAACATTGAGACACAAGACAACCAAGTAAGTTTACGTCCGTGCTTCAATGCCCAAGAGTTCGCTATTGTAATGGACGCGCAATATATTATTTTTTCTTCTTCTTATGATGCATTTCCATTTTTTTGTCAACTTTCTTATCATTAGCAATAACCTTCGACATAGTCTTGTCAATGGCTTTTTTCTCTTTCTTTAATTCCTTGTCCATACTTACTTTTTTCCTTTCTTTGCAGGGATACTAGCCCCAGATTTTCTCGCCACATTCAGCGCAATAGCGACAGCTTGCTTCTTAGGCTTTCCCGCGGCTTCTTCTGTTTTTATATTCTCACCAATGGCTTTTTTGGAAGCACTTTTTATTAAAGGCATAATAATTTCCTATCTGGGAGTTGTTAGACTGTATGTTAAATAAAACAAGTCGATTAGAGATGCTGGCAAATTTGGCAATGTATACCCAGGCTGATCTATCCATTGAACAAAAGGAGTTAGATTGATGCCTGTAGGCAAGTTCGTTCCTATTGTTGCAACCAATACGCCATTTATGAAGAATGTTGCCGATGTTCCAGCGGCATTTACTGATACGCCTAGATTGACGAATCCCGTGATTGCTGGTACTGCTGTATTTACCGAAGTTACAGTCCCTAAGTTGTTGCAATTGGCTACCCAATTTCCAGAATTAACACTATCAGTATAGGTAAAATATACGCCGCTTCCTGGTGCACCCGTACTCACTTGATCTGTGAATCCTGAATAGAAGATATAGGGATTTGTTACATCGGAAAGCGTGACAAGTGAGATGACCCAGTTAACAGTTAAGACACCGCCGCCAATAGCAAAGCTGTTTACTGCCGTATCATTTAGGAAATATCCTGTGCCTACGCCAACAGCTACGAATCCTATTTGATTTAATCCTGGATGTGTAGCTGTTCCTACAATGTTCGTATTTAGGTTGCTGGTACTCCATCTATTGGACGTGTATACTGACGATATGAAATCATCGACTAATGAAAGCGTTGATGCTGGATTTGGTCCAGAAGAATTTACAACAGCCGTTATATTTGGAGATGAATAGCCAAAAGTTATACTTGCATCTGGAGATGTGATAGTACCGACGTTTATGTGCGTACCGCCAGCATTAACCGCTGTTGTTCCAATCCAAAACTGGCCATTTGTCAGAAGTCCATTTGCTAGCTGTCCCTTGTTTGAACCAGCTATACTAAAATCCCCATTATTGGCATATACTATATCGTTTGCAAAGCCAGCCATTATGCACCTATGAAGTTTGTTCGGTTTTTTTATCTGTTAAGGCTTCTAGCAACATGCCCCGTGTTCCGGCATGGTCAAATTGAATTAATGGATCAACCCATATGTCGACACCAGCCTCACGCGCCTTGCGACAAAATGTGTAATCCTCGCCCCAAAACTCCCCGTTCCATATCTCTGTATTAAAAAACAGCCATCCTTTGGCATGTTTCATTGAATCATGTTTCGGCTCGAAATAAAGTTCAGGAAACTTTGCCCGCATTTTCTCAATCGCACTCTTCTTTATGAGCATAAACCCTGAAGGGATATATTCCATTTTCAACAGATTGCCTTCTGTAACAATGGATTCATCTTCTTTTATACATGGACGGAAAGTAAAAGATTTCTCTCCTCTTGACGGATAAACTCCTGCAATAAATTCTTTATCAGCCAGTAGCATGGCAATAACACATTGAGCTGGCCATCCAAGATCAGAATCAATGCATAAAAGATGCGTCGATTCACTTTCCATGAACATTTGCAAGATTCTATTTCTTTCCGCTACTAAAAGAGAACCTGAAGTAGTAATATTATAATTTATTTGTATGTTATTTTTATTTAATAATACTGAAGTCTCTGCCAAAGAAATAGCATAGGGAACATGCACTTGGCCGCTATATGCTGGCGTGGCTATCATTAATTTTATCATTCTATAAAGCCTTAATATATAACGATCTTAAGAAGTTTGCTGTTGATTCTACAGTAATTCCAAGCCCGGCATCATTTGGTAATTGAAATTGAGTTGCAGGATTATATGGATAGGAAACTGTTGAATTGACAATAGCCCCATTTTGTCCTACGCCAACAAAATTCGTTCCTGCTGCAAGGGCAAAAATACTTGAAGATGTATTGCTCGTTCTACTCACCCACGTATTTGCATCAGTTGATGTATAGATTAATCCTCCATTTCCTGCAAGAACATATGTTCCTGTGCTGTATGTCAAAGCATTAAATGTGGTAGCTGCTGTACCGACAATATTTTCAGAACTCCAGGTAGTACCATCTGTTGAAGTCAAGACATTTCCATTTGCACCAGCAGCGACATAAACTGTTCCATATGTTAAGGCCTGAAGGTTGGCAACGCTATTATTCGTTCTGACAGTCCACGTGATGGCATCGGTTGATGACCCTATCACGCCTGCTGCTCCTGCATAGACATACACAGTTCCATAAGTTAATGCAGTTATGCCGTTTCCTGTATTGCTGGTTCGTGCTGTCCAGGTCTGGCCGTCTGTACTTGTGCCAACAACACCAGCAGTGCCACCATAAACAAAAATTCCATTTCCAAATGTCATTCCTGACAATGATTGGGCTGTTAAACTCTGGGTAACAACAGACCATGTAATTGCATCTGTAGATGTTAATGCCACATTAGTACCAACTGCATGATAAAGCACTCCATCATAAGCCAAGCCAACTAAGTCTGTACTTGTTCCGCTAGTTCTAGCCACCCAAGTCGTCCCATCTGTGCTAGTTCCTATTCCTCCCGCTATTGTGGAATAGACATATAACCCGCCTCCAAATGTCATGGCCATAATATTGCTGGTAGTATTGCTTGTCCTGTTAGTCCATGTTACTGCATCGGTACTGCTAGCTATCCTACCCCCATTAGCCCCATAGACATATACACTGCCGTATATTATCGAATCTATGGTACTTGTTGTTTGGCTCGTGCGCGCTGTCCAGGTCACTGCATCGGTACTTGTTGCCAATACACCACCTACACCACCATAGAGATACAATCCATTTCCAAATCCTAGTGAAAAAATCGATGATGTTGTTCCGCTAGTTTGTTTTATCCACGTACTTGAATCAGTCGATGTGTATATCCCTCCACCAGGCGTTCCATATACATATTTAGTGCCATAGACAAGAGCCATGATGCTTGAAGTTGTCTGGCTATTCTTTATATTCCATGTTATAGCGTCAGTGGAGCTATAGAGTTGTCCAAAAGATGAGCCGATTAAATACAAGCCATTACCAAAAGTTAATGAATTTATTTGAGTTGTCATGTTACTGTTTCTTCCGGTCCACGTTATACCATCTGTACTTGTGACAACCGTTCCGGAACCGCCAACTCCTACAAATAATGAATTTGAAAAGTTTAAGAAGTTACCATTATTTGCAATACCATTTGAAATTCCTGGGGTTTTTGTACTCCAAAGGGTGCCATTTGTCGAAGTGTAAATTAGCCCTGTAGAAGCACCAGCAACAAATAAATTGTTTCCATATGCCAAAGAAAGTACTGCGGTAGCATTTGGAGAATAGGCTTTAGTCCAAGTATTTGAATCGGTTGAAGTGTAGATTGTACCAGCTACTCCAGCAGCTACATATGCAGAATTTCCAAAAGCTGCCGCCGAGAAACTTGTTGTAGTATTTGCTGAACGGGCAACCCAGAATATACCTCCTCCGGCATTAATTAATCCTACACGCGCAAACAAAGTTGTATATGTCGCTTGGGAGAGAATCTGTCCATTCAATTTCAGCCAATTATCAGCAGTAACATATGCATCGCCGCCAGCATTAGCAAAGTAGGCTAATTCTCCAATTGGGGCATCCCTAATGACGGAAGTGTTCACTGTAGCTGTAATATTAGGAGACGCATAACCAAAAGTTATACTGGAATCTGGTGAAGTAATCGTCCCAACACTAATGTGTGTACCACCAGCATTTGATGTGGTAGAACCGATCCACATTTGCCCATTGGTTAGAAGACCATTAGCCAGTTGCCCTTTATTTGAGCCAGCTATGCTAAAGTCGCCATTATTGGCATAGACAATATCATTTGCAAAACCTGCCATTATGTTACCTCGACATATGTTGCAACCGTTCTCCAATGGTGAGTTTTTAAAGCAATTCCTGTTGCCTGTATGATAATAGTATTACCACTTACAACTAGATTCGCATCAGCAGTATCCGCAACTTCTTCATTAACAATCTTGTCAGGCGTGCCGCATAATGTTGCCGTTGCTCCATCGGTCCTAGCGGACCCAGAGATAAAATACCCGTCTCCGTTCACATCTGTTATATTAAAGGAAGCTATTTGGATATCAAATGTAAATACTGCTGGAGTTGCACCTAGAGAAAATGATGCAATCGTTGTTGGAGTTGCATTTGTTGTTGTTACAGATCCGTGAATCCTATTTGTTAACTCGACATAAAGAAAACTGCCATTGTTAGGATCTGCATCGGTTCTAATGCCATTAGCATTATCTTGCGTTGTGTCTCTACCTAAAACACGAAGGACATTCAATGCTGGTATGGCTGTTCCTGGACTCGCTGTGGTATTATCATGTACATCTGTCACATAGGACGTGGCGACAGCCGGGGGCACGGGACCGGAGGCTAGGTTCTTAATTATCTGACTCATAAGCCTCCTTATTCTGCTTGTGCGTACGTATATGAGATACTAAAGGTTCCAGAAGCTCCATTTCCATAGAATGTTGTACCTATGGATGGTGTGAAGTTGGCTGCTATACCATGATTTCCCCTGAGATCAAGAATCAAGGCTTCCCCAGCTGGAAATGTGCGCCATAGATGGGAAGCATCTGTTCCATCGACATAGATGGCTATTGGCACAGTACCTTGATTATCAAAGATCAAATGTACTGGATTGACAGTGAAAGCTGGAGTAGTGCCAATTGGTATCGTAGAGCCTGTCATTACTGCCGTCTTTTCAACGCCAAATATACATTTTACGCTGTTATTTACATTCATAAATCCCCTTAGTTAACAATTTCCCAACCGATTACTGAAACGTCTGTTGCTGCAAGCGCTGTTGCATCTGTTGCGGACCAGGCATTAATTACGAATGATGTAGCCGCTACGATAGTTCCAACACTTAACATACCTAAAGGATTAGCTCCTGTTGCACCTACGCTTTGTCTTGTTAATCTAATGATAGAACTTGCTGTTACAGATGTAGTTGAAATTGTTGCTGTACCACCTGTTAATGTTACTGTACCAGCAGAGTTTGCTCCAGCGGTAGTTGTAGATGCTACACTAGTATAAACATCTTTATTCCCAGCAGTTCCTCTGACAATATTACCATTTGTTGCGGTGATGTTTCCTAAAGTAGCTGTAACAGTTGTTGCTGCTGTGAGAGATCCGCTAACAGAAGGAGAACCGCTATATGCTGGTATATTACCTACTCCACCACTCATGAGAACTTGTCCAGTTGCAACGTCTATAATTTCTCCAATAGTGTTTGCTGCCGTTGCTGCAATCAAAGCGCCCGCTGTAGAAGTATTTGGATAAGTATCTGTAGAAGCTACCCAGTTAGTACCATTAGATAGTAGTATGGTTCCTGATGCTCCAACAGAAGTTGGAAATGTGGCCGATGTCCAATTAGGATCAACTCCTGCGCCACCAGATTGAAGCAATTGGCCTGCGGTTCCTGCTGATGTGGCTACAAATGCACCTGTTCCTTCTGCAAGAACAACACCATGTGCTGTTAGGCCTGATTTTGTTCCTATTGCTGCGAAACTCGGATCTGCTGCACTATTACCAGTTAACACTTGTCCATCAGTTCCAACAGTTAATTTGGTTATTGTTGTTGTACCTGCTCCAACAAGGACGGCATGGTTCGTAAGTCCTGTTAGTTCTACTGTAGCATTTGAACCAGATCCGACTGTCCTCGTGCTTCCTGAGCCTTTAAGATTAATGTTCCCGGCTGTTGGAACTACCACAGTTGAATCATCTGTAGTTAAAGTGTCTAATACACCTGTTGATACGTCTAAAAGCTCCCAAACACCTGCTCCAGCATATATATAGAATGTATAACTACCCGATGTTCCTGTATAAACCAATTGACCAATCTCATAGTTTGTTTGGTTGCTTGTTGGTGCACTTTGAAAATTAATAGGAGGAGGAAGAACAGGTATAAGCGCCTGCCCGATTCCGTAGACTTGAAACATTTTAGACATGATATTTACTCCAGGTTGGTTTAAATAAAATCTTTCTGGATAAACTTCATGCAATGCAATAGAAATAATTAAAATTCATTAGACTGTTGCATAATATCGAGCTATATGATATAGTATGGATAAATAAGCAATGGAGCTATATGAATTTCCTTACAGTCGATGAGTTTGCCAAGCTAGTTAAACTGCATCCTACTACAGTTAGAAAAGCTATAAGACATGGAAAAATCTATGCTGCCAGAATTGGCATTGGCATAAAAACACGCTATCGAATACCGGAATCTGAATTAGAACGCCTTCAAATACAAAGCATGTGCAAGGAGAAAATCTAATGATGAAAAATGAATGGCTTGAGAAAGAAGAAAAATCCTTGAAAATGGAGATGAAGAAGAAAATGAAACGAGGAACATTTAAAGAAGCTTGGGGTAAATACTGGATGCAATACTTGGCTCTCGTTCTTTTTGCCATGGCATTGTTATATCGCAGCCATGCATTTGGCGAAGAAATAAACTATCCAATATCCATGTTTATGCACCCACGATATTGTATGAATGCAGAATATGACCGGTGCAAGACCTATGAAGATAAGAAGCGATTCCACAAAGAGAATGGCGACCGCTGTTTCAATGATGCAAAGAACATGTGCTGGTGGATGCCTGACATGAGTATGCGAGATAAATCCGATTATGCTTTCAGAAATATAACGATATTGGGTTGTCCAGGGGATCCCAGATCTAAATTGATAACGGCATTGCTTACTACATTGGTCCAATATGGGGCTGATTGTTATGAAGAATGGGCTAACATAAACACAAAGCTGCATTGGGCACAATATCACTATGAGATGATGGAGCTTTATCAGAAGATAATAGCCGATGGAGGAATCTAATCAATGCAAGAAGTTGATATTTTACAAAGATTAGATAAAATTGAACATCAACTTAAGTTTTTTGCCGATACTTATAAAACACTTCATAACATTTTGATTAATGGTATTCATATTAAACTAGAAAAAGAACTTTTAGAGCCCTCTTTGAGCCGTATTACAGAAAAAGTTTATGAATTTAGGCAACTGCAGACAGAGATAAGTAATCTCATAAAGAATGACAGTATTATTGGCACTTTGTCTTTTATGGGAAAACGCATCCATGAAATGGAATCATCAATAAGAGAAATGAAGGAAACTGGAATCAAGAAGAAAATACATTTAGATTTTACTCTTGATGGTTATGAGATGGTAAAGAAACAGCCATTAATCAAAGATATTATCCCACAAGAAGAGATCACACCAGAGGATGCTCTTGTAAATTTATTAAAAACCATTACTCCAAAAGAATCTGAAATCATTTCACATAGATATGGATTATTTGGCTTTGGAGAAAAAACATTAGCTAAAGTTGGAAAGTTATTAAATCTGTCGGCTGATAGGATAAGACAAATACAATCTAAGGCTCTGAGGAAGATGAGACATCCAAGCAGAAGAAAGTTTGTAGAAGTTTTAACACATAAAGAATTAAGAGAAGACATCCTAGGAGTAAAAGAATAATGGACTCGTTACAAGTTTTAACACTGTTCCTTGCTAATGCAGGGCTAATTATTTGGTTTCGTGCTGAATCAAGAAGCGATTGGCGACACATGGATGCTAAGTTAGATGCATTTATGAAAGATGTTCAGGAAGAAAGAAAAGACTTTCATGGCAGTCTTTGTGTCATTGAAGAAAGGAATAAGAAATGATTATTTTGTTACAGATTTTGGGCGCTGCTCTTCTGATGCTTTGGCTCGAGAGGAATCTTCTTTGAGAAGCTCTTCTGCAAGAATCATAGCCTGTTGAGGTGAATTATTTTTAGAGGCCGTGATAATGCGCTTCATGATATTTTGCTTTTCTGGATCGGTTAGTAATGATGTGGCAACTCTTTTTGCACCTTCTAGCGTCATTATGGCTGCCAATGGTCTATAATCTCCGGTAAGCAACGATCGGACGCCTTCTAGGATCTTCAATGATTGAATGCTTTTATCTGACTTTGGTATCTGTTTAAGCAATGATTCAATAGCCTGTGAGCCTTCACTAATGGTTTTAATATTGGCAAGTTGCTCTTGACCCAACACTTTTTTTGCTAATTCATGATTTTGAGTATCATTGAGCAAAGAAGATAATTTCTTAAAGTTCATGCCTTCAACATTATTAGCTTTCTCAATGGTTTGCATAAGATCACGTGCATTGAGCCATTTCTTCCAAGCTTCATTAGTGGCATCGAAATATTTACCAAATTTGGCCGCTTCTGGACCTGATTCTGCAAATGTTTCTTTTATGCCATTCTTAACCAAACCCAATAAATGTTCTTTCTGTTTAGGATCACCCCAATTTCCTGCTTTGCCTAGATTTCGATAAAAACCAGTAAAGAACTCCGCTGTATCTGCTTTATCTAGCTTTGTTAGGCCGTCTTTCATAAATTCAATGAACTTCTTTTGTTCATCGAGAAGAGGATATTTCTCAAGATATGAAATGGCATTTTCTATGGATTTCTTCACTGGATCAGTGTTTTTTATCTGAACAGTAGAGGCTAATTCTTCCATAGTCTGATAAACATTAGATGCCTGTTTTTCTAGGTATGGTAAACCACCTTCTGCATATCCCGGAAGACCTTTCTTTATCTGTTCTTTGAAAAGATGTTCGCTATTTTTCAATCCAGTATTGATGGAATTTTCTGCTTCTGGAGTAAGTGAAGCATATTTCTTTAATATTTTTCGTTCTTCTAAAGCACTTTTTGCAAGAGTAATATCTTTTTCTGAATAACCAGCTTTTCTTAAATCTTTAATAACATCTTCAACTTCTTTACTTTTAGAAGAAACATTCGTAGGGGTTTTTTTTGAAAATTTCAATGAGGCTATAATTTCACCAGCAGCTTGTGCCCAAGGAGGTGCCCCAGCTTCTTCTAAAGTTTGACCAGTAACACCAGCGGCTATAGGAGCAGCTATTCCCGTAGATCCGAGAACAAGTCCTCCACCAGTAAATTTTCCTATTCTCTTTCCATAACGTCCTGCTGCTGACTTTGGTTCAGACATTATGCCTAATTCTTTTCCAAAAGATTCAACTTCTTGAGTGGAAGGAAGTTTAGAATATCTCGGTATTACATCGTCTGAAGATAGTTCTTCAAATTCTCCTAAAGAAGGAACTTGACCTTGATCGATTTTACCCAAAATATTAGATTCGCGTTTGTATTTTTCTTTCTCACCAGGAAGTACTTCTTTAGCTTGAACACCAAGTAAATCTAGAATATCTCCATAAGTCCCAAGTGCGCCAATACCTACGCCTTGAGCAGCCTGCTTTCCAAAGTCCTCTGCATAATCTCCAATGCCAAATTCTTTTTCTTTTGGAGGAGTATTAAAATGCTTTAAAACTTCTTCTGGTGAATAATTAGCTTCCTTAGCATCTTCAAGTATTTTGCTAAAATTAGGATCTATTTCAAGAAGGTAATTAGTTATCTCTTCATCAGAATAATTAGCTTTTTTTCCTTCTTCAAAAATTTTCTGATAATTCATTTAAATTCCTGAATGCTTCTTTACGATGTCTTCCAATGATGGACGTTCTTCTCTATCGGTTTCTTCTTTTACCATACTTCTTGCTTGTGAGTTTACCGATTTCAATTGGTCTTCTAATTGAGATTTAAGTCTTCGATAATTTTCAGTAGCATATTTTTTGATCAAGACAGGGTCAGCACCAGAACCATAATGATCCATAGCAGCCTTGAATGTTTCATCTTTCAGGTATGCTATTCTATTTCCTAGGGCCAATTGCTGAGCAATAAGTCTCCTACCATCTGGACTATTCGCCAGAGTCGGGAAACCCTGTTTAAATTGATCTAAGTCGAAATTGGTGACTCGACCGGGGAAAAAGTCTTTAGCTCTTCTAGCCATACGCGCAATTGTTTTTACATAGTCTTGTGCTTCAGGGGTAGCCAAAGCTTTTACACGCAAATCACCTGTGTCCCAATCAACATTCCATTTCGAAACGCCAGTCGGGAGAGCTCCGGGAACTTCATTCAAATCCTGAAGATGTTTTACTTCGCGATATTCATCATCCAAGGCATTTAAACGATCAACAGATTCTGTATATAAAGGAATGTTTGTCTTTTCTCTATATTCGTTTTGTTTAACGATATCCGAAGGTGTCATGCCAATAGGTTCTGGCAATTCTGGAAAATCTAACTCTAAAGCCCCAAGATTTGTACCAGGAATATCTATATTTGGTTTAACTTCTTCTTTTGTTTCTTGTTCGCCTGTGATACCTTTTCCGCTCTTAGATCTTTTAATCAAATCATTTACATTTCGAATAACATCAGATTGCCCACCAGTTGGCGCATTTTCCATTTGATTCTGCCAAATTTTGGCCGTTTCTTCGGGATAACCAGCTTTTAAAAGTGAATCATATACACTTCGTCCTGATTCTCTTCTCTTTTGCAATTCAAAAACTTTAAGTTGATTTTCTGGAGTAAGTTTACTTAATTGTTTAGGTGAGACCTTTTCACCACTTACAACACGTCCTAAAACATCTTGTTGATCTTCTTGCATTCTTTGTTGTTCAGTAGCAAATTGATTCTGGAATACTTGTTGACCTATTTCTCCATATGGTGACAATGCCGAGTGTAATTTACCCATCTTGGCCGATATCGGGGCATCTACCATAGATTCGTCTTCAAGTACTTCCTGCAAGGCTTTATTAGCGTAATATGTATTAAGGCCTTTTCCTAAACCTTGACCTAAAGCGGTTGCGAGTTGTCCCCAGGCTGCATCCCTTGGATCTGCTGAACCTTTAAAAAATTGTACCATATATTATCCTCCTGGGGCGCCTATTGGACTTCCTTTACCAATTCCGTTAAATGCCCCGCCTTGAGCTAAAGCAGTAATGAATGGTGCTACAAAACCTTGCGTTCCTTGTTTCTCGTGATATGCAAATGGACTATAGCCTAAACCTATTTGTGAAAGGTTTTGGAATTGCCCCTGTTGCCTTCCAGCTGCTTGACCTTGAAGTTGTGAAAAAAGTTGCGCTAATTGTGAAGATAATCCAGCCCCTGCACCTCCAAGACTTTGAGCAAATGCACTAGAAGATAAAGCACCTCGTCCTGCATAATGTTCGCCTATCATGGGTAATATTTGTTCTTGGAATTGTTGGAGATAAGGCTGTGAGAATTGATTAAAAGCTTCCGGCCCTTGACCAAGCAAACTCTGATCATATTGATTTGCTTGCTGGAAACCACCACCCTGACCCATCATTTGTTGCAGCATGGCAATAAGATCTTGTCCACCAAATTGCTGTTGTTGGGCTGTTCCTGTAGCTCTTTTACGTAATTTTGGAGATGAACCAAATAACCAATCCATTGCGCTAGGCATATAAACCTCAATTTTTCAAATATTCCATGACCCAAACACACCATGTGAGTGCATTACCTGAATTATTTTGTATAATTATCGTATTTGTCGAGGCTTGATATCTCACAAAAATATCAGGATCATTCAAAAAGTAAGATAAACCTGTTGTATCAACAGCTCCACCGAAACCCTGCACTGGATAAAGATAGCCATCAATTATTGGAGGTTGGGTAAAAGGCGGTAAAGCAGGAGGACCAGTTAATGTCAAAGTTGTCGTTCCTGCGGGAATTGTAGCTGCTGCATTTAAAAACAAATTCAAAGCAACCAAATCAAAGGTAACTCGATAAGCATTACGATTCTGTTGAGGATTGCCATTTTGAAACCATTGTTCAAATGGAGCCGTCTCCTGAAGAAGAAAAAGACCATTTTCCTTAGTATTTACTGCGTTAGCTATCCGTCTTAGATAAAGCAATAAGATGGAATTAAATTCCTTGTCATCCGGATTTACATCTAAAGATATGGGCAATTGGTTGGTATTAAGGGCCGGATCACTTGAGAATGTCATTAGTTTATTAACCTTCCTCCCTCGCGGAACCAGACGTTCATGGCGTTCAATTCCATGCCTGTTTGGTGGGTAGATAGCTGATTCATGAGACTGTCGTCATATGTTATCCCTATGCGAAGATATTGGCCAAATTGGGTGCTATAGAAGCGATACCAAGCATATTCCGATCCAACCTGATATGTTTGTCCTAAGGCATATTTACTATTCCATATACCTGTTGTTGTAGGATCAAAGGCAGTAAAGCCTGTTGAATCGGTACTATTAAGAGTGAAATTGTTTGCATCAACAACAGTGATTGTATAGTTAGCGCCATTCAATTGAGACATGCTATTCGTTGGGATATTGCCGATATAGATACTTGTTCCTGTGATCAGGCTATGATCTTTGCTTGTAACTTTGCAAGGATTAGCTTGTGTTGCAAAGGTTATGAAACCACACCCTTGCGAGGAATTGATAAGTTCTTGGTTTGCAGCAATTAAGTTTGCTTGTTCTCCAAGATAAGAGTTTACAAATAATTGCACAGTAACGGCGGTAATCGATGGAGATTCAATATTTGCGTCCATTTGGAAATCAATGAATGAAAGCTTAAATTGCTTTCCTGCACCCTGGAATGGGTTAAAGTCTTTTCCTACTATATTCATCTTTGGAAATAGCGTTACAATGCCGCAGCCAAGATAAACTGCTGTAGAAGTAATATTCACAGGATCATAACTTTGCGATTCTTCGTTCCAAGTTTCCAAGGTGATTACATTTGGATTTGGCCCGGGAGTCTGGGCAATTGTCACTCTGTAGATTTTATTATTCAAGCCAGGATCTGTGCCGCTCCATATGGCATTTTGAATATAAATTATTTCTCCATTTTCTAAATTATGGCTCGGTATTGTAATCTGAGTTAAATTTGGATTGGTTGTGAAATCCACGGCCGTTATGGCCATGGTAGGGGCGTATAAGTTGTTATCTGGCTCTGGAGTAGAAGCATCGGGATTTTGGTATATGTTAATAAAGCCTGCTTGAGTACCTGCTGAGACATAATCAACATATTGCTGATCATCGACGTTATCCCAGGAAATAGTGCTTTCCCAGAAAACAGTCAAGCTATCCCAAGTAACGCCAAACTGGAATTGCGATGGGCCAAAGCATGTAATTGTATCTCTGAATTTAGCCCAAGTATTGTTTTTGTAATTGAATAACAAAACAGTGTTTGGATAAGTCTGAGTTGTTGACACATTTGCTGATACATCGAGATAATTCCAATAAACAAGTTCTTTCTCAAAATCCCTGATGCCATGTACAAAGTTTGGCGCGCTATTTTGTATCTGGAAGCTAAAAACCTGTTCGGGTATTTGCTCGTCAAGACGGCTCACGCCATTGGCTGCCGCCTGTATAATACCGCGATCGCTGACAGTCATAACACCCTGATCAAATACAATTGGGCTATATGTGCTTACAGAGCCAAAGTCAGATGAGACTCTTTCGAAGATAAACGGTAGGCCATATTCACCGATATAACGAAGTTGCCATGTCGAGTATTCAAAGAAAACAATAAGTGTATTTCTAAAGAAGGCTGCACTTATTATAGCTTCATTGGTAGGGGCGTCTAAAAAACCACCCAGACCGAAAATATCTTGGCGCCATGAATTTGTACCAACTGGGTTACCAAATTGGCTAAAACGGCATCTTGAGAAGAAGTTTGTTGCTGCCGATACTCCTCCTGCTGTTGCTCCTTCCCAGGTATTTAATGCCAAAAGACGTCCATAATAGGGAATAACAATAAGAGCTTCCCAAAGAGTAATAGTGGCAGTAACCAAAGGCTGTAGATCTGTCCAAACAGAATTATTGTAATATCTTATTGGATCATAAGGAGTTGCTGATCCCAAAGTAATATTGTTATTTGTTACAAAGAAGTACCTTAAATCAGGTGTTGCACCTTGGTAGTTTGCCGCCCAAAAGAAATCGGTATTCGATCCAGTCCATACAGTGCCAGGAGATAATTCCTGGAATCCATTTATATACTGATATGCATAGACAGTATCGAAATAAACCGTTGCATCTATGCCAATAGTCGGAACATCTCTCTTGAGAATTCCCATGACAGGTAAGGCAGGGAAATAATTAAATGCTAATGTCGTTGCAATGCCGACACCTGCGGTATGCGTTATCGATACATCGCCAGTAATGTAATTGATAGTGCCTGAATTTCCTGGCGTCGTTGATGTTAGCAGTCCATTGCCTTGATCCGTGAATGTTATTCCACCAATAGTAAAAACAACTGACCCACACTGAATGGCAGCATATGGTTCAACGCCAGCTCGCGTGATAGTATTTTGTGCTGCGTATGTTCCTCCGGAAGTATACACACCAAAAGTAGCAGCATTAACGCCAACGGTAAAAGTGTTTATCCCTGTAACGGTTATGGTATAAAGTGTGCTAAGTGTATTATTATAACCAGTTGCTCCATTGACGCCAGTAATTAATACTTTATCTCCATTGGCTAGATTATGTGGGTATGTTGTTGTTATTTGCCCAGGATTAGCATTATTAGCAGCAAAAATAGAACCGGTTATTGTCAAGGCTCTATTGGATATCCACTGACCGCCAGAGGCATAAGCTCCAAATGCAGCTGCATTTGCTCCTACCGTAAACTTTGTTGGTGAAGTAACTATAATAGTGAATAGTTTATTATTATAACCCGTTGCTCCGACAATACCTGTGATTACAACTGTGTCGCCAGTTGATAGATGGTGAGGGTATTTAGTTGTAACTTCTCCAGGATTAGCATTATCAGCCGTTAAAACATAACCAGTTACTGTTAAGATATTAAAGTTCCAGACGGATGCTTGGCTTGGGCCCAAAGAATAGGCGCTTAATACGCGTCGAAATCTTCCCATGGGGACTTCACCATCGCGCTTCTTTGTCCTTTCGCGCCAGACATAGGCATTTTGTAAATCTGAGAATGCTTCATTGGCAAGAAATGCCGGTTTTCTGTCTTGTGTAAGACCGCCCGTAGGATATCCACCAATTAAGACTTGTTGAAAACCAGTCATTTAGTTTCCTATAGCTAACCAATAAAGTCTTGTGAAATGTGAGGAATTTGTTTGAGTAGTAGTAAAATTTGTTAGTGTTGCAGCATTCAATAAACTAAATCTGATTGTTGAATTGTCATCTGTTACTACTGTTGCCTGAACGGAAAATACATTTACAGTAAATGCTATTGGAAATGTTATGACGTTTGTTGCGGAACTTTGTACGGCCGTGCTGCTTCCCCATTGTAATATTAACCCACCAGGTAAAAATGTATAGCCATTTGCTGTAGCAGATGGAGCAATATTGCGACTTAGTTGCGTCTTTAATCCACCACCAGTTTTCTGAAAGAAAAGTGTATCGTCTGCATATCCATCATTTGCTTTAGTGCACCATAACTCACCAGTTGCCGCGACAGTAGCTGGCTCTGTTCTATTTACCATGTGAATCGCATTATGGTAACCTGCTGGCAGTGAGCCCGGTTGACCATTGTTGTTAATATGGTCTACGCCTAAGGTCAAAAAAGTTCCGTCTAAATTGTCTCTAATAACAGACTTCGTTTGTCCTAAAGATGAACCATCGGGTGGATAACCTTGAGTAAATGCTGGTATTGACATTATTGCACCTTAAACTGCTACGGTTGGTATTGGTTGATTATCTTGAGGTCTGCGAAGTTTGCGCTTTGACTTCTCACTCATTTGCGCCTTGGCAGCCGAAAGAGGTTTATTTAGTATTTTTTCTTTCCCTTTTATGACGACCATAAGACCTCAAGTTGTTGAATTACTTTTAAAATATGCCTTCATGCCCATTTTCACTGGCTTGGCAGGAGGCGTGACAAGTTTCTTTTTCTTAATCGCAGGATTCTTTTTCATATTAAACCAAAACTTGATGTCATGCCGTTTGAGCCATAGTTGTATGTCAATTGATCCGTGTAAAGTGTATTAATACGTTGCTGACCTATCTGTGCATAGGTTCTTGTTTCTATTACATCGTAACGCTCTCTCAGCATTTTGTCGATAAGCATAACACCATCGGTATCAAGTCTTTCTTCAAATATCTTCTTTGCAGCACCTACGGATAGTATTTCCCACCATTCGGATAATTCCGGGTTTCCAGTCATGTCAGCGGCCAATAATGCCTGAATAGGCTGACGATATGCTGTAAGCTCTATAGTGTAGCCCGCATTGGGGGTTGGGGCTAGGGTAAATTGGTTCTGATAGAACATGATCGCAAGAGGAATAGAAAACTGCTTCGGATTGTATTGAATTTGTATTGGTGTCCCTGCCGGAATTGCCTGTGCAAATGTCAAGCCTACTATCTCGCCTGTTTGGTAATTTATCGTCGCATTACCTGGAACTGTTGGCGTTGAAGAAGCATATTGTCTATAGTAAGTCCAACCATATTCTTGATTCGTTGTATTTGCTGTCTCAAAGATTTGGATAAGATTTCCTCGGCCATCATCTGTAACATTCTGCGTCATGCCTACGCCATTCGTGCCGATTACATTCGCTGTGATGAGTATATTCTGAACTCGGCTCTGAGGAAAATAAAGATTAGATCCTCTTTGCAAGCCAAAACTGTCGGTTGTTAGGGCGCCAGGATCATTGTTTACGCTGGCAATTAAAGGCGCTGCTATAGTAAAGCCTGTATATGGACCTGTCGATCCATTGCCTGTTGCAAAATTAGTTGGCTGCTGCCAGTTGAAATTTACTCCGTAGAAATTCCATGGATCAGTGAATAACTTTATCTCTCTTTTAGAGCAATAACATGGCTGATTTACAGTAATATAGAGTTCGCTATTGAAGGGATAAACGTCTTGGCCAACATTAGTCGTGAAAGTATAGATATCCTTGAGCTTCAAAGATCTGAACTTTGCTGGCAGATCATAGCTATAGAAACTGTGCATCTGCTGCACAATATACGAATCTGTTACCTGAAAGGCATTGCTTGAACCCGTCAATTTACGCGTCTTAGTGACGGCATTTGCTAACGTTGGATAAAGAGGAAATGTTGGTACAAATGTCGTCATATTATCGGTTGGTTATCAAATGCATCTTCTAATGTTGTCATGGCCTGCCCGGCAATGATGCCAGATCCCGCAGGTACGGCAACGCAAGGCGTTTGCGGATCTTGTACATATATAAACGGATAGAAATTCAAACTGTCTACTGCTATTGTTACTGTGTCAGATGTTAAGGAAATAATTAAAGCTTTCTTGTTATTCAACTGGATCATGCCGTTAGGAGGGGGAACACGGAAACTGATCCACTCCCAGAGAGTAAAATTATGGTCGGTGGTAAAAGTAACAACAGCAGAAGACGCTTGAGTTATATTCGAGATATATTGCAGATTCGGGATAAAGTCGGTTCCAAAGGGAGGTCCGAAATTTGAATTGTTAGTGGTCACAGAACCGCCATTGGTGTAAATCTGACTCTTGATATAGTTTCATATTTTCTAGGGGGTTTTTGACCACCTTCTGTAAGTTCTAGGTTATATCTTCTTACTTTCTTCTTTGTATTGTTCAAATGTTTAACGATACCCATAGTTAACTTGCAAATCT